GGTGTAAGTGGTGCTGGTAAGAGTCCTAAGACTGCAAAAGACAAAGCTCGTAAGAAGAGCTATTACGCAAGACACAATGCTCAAGACTCTAAGCCTAGTAAGCTGAGTGCGAGATATTGGTCGCATAAAGTTAAATGGTAATATAGGAGATATACCAATGGGAATATTGAGTGCAGCAGCTAAAGCCGCTAGAGCAGCTAAGAAAGCTAAGAAAAAAGATCTAAAACCTAAGTTTAAGGCAGAGCGTAAATTAGACGAAGACGTAGAAAAACGTTTAGTTGAGCAAGATAAAGCTATTAAAGCTGCAGATAAAGCTAAAGATAAAGGTGATAAACCTAAAGCTGCTGCTAAAACACGAGAGGGTAAAGCGTTTGAGCAGACGCAAGCTGAAAAAGCTAAAGATAAAGCGCCCAAGGCTAAAGAAGATACTCGTGTAGGACGTGCTGGTGCTGCTGTAACTGCAGCAGAACGTAAGGCTATTGCAGATGCTCCATCTCCACAGGCATTAACAACTCTTAAATCTAAATTAAATAATAAAATAGAAGGTTTAAAAAATGCTACTGCTGAAGAAAAGAAAGCACGTAAAGCTAAAATAGCTGATATGATTTCTGGTCGTAAAGATGCTATGCGTAAAAAGGCTGCAGATGCTGCTAAACCTAAAAAGCCAGATACACGTCCTGCAGCTAAAAAGAAACAAACTGCAGAAGAACGTCAACGTGCTTCTATTGGTAAAGAAAGTGCAATCGGTTCTAGTGCAACTGGTAGAAAAGCTCCTATGGCAGCACAAAGATCTGGAACAGATATTGCTGAAGGTAAAAAACTAACAGACCTACAAAAAGAAATACGTCAGTTAGCAGGTAAGGCAGATAAATCAGAAGCCGAAGTTGCACGTTTAGCAAAACTTAGAAAAGACTTACGTGAGTTACGACTTAAACGAGAATCTGAAGTAGTTATGCAGGGTGCAAGACGTTCTGGTGGTCGTAAGCCTGTTTCACTACCTGCCGCACCAAAGGGTGCAGAACCTGAGCGTGGTGCAGCTAAAGGCTTGTTTAAACGTGGTGGCCTTACACAACCTACACCTAACCAAACTGGCTTAAAGAAACTACCTACTCCTGTACGTAATAAAATGGGCTACATGAAGCGTGGTGGCAAAGTTACTAAGGGTCACGTAGATATGCGTAAAGGTGGCTTGTTCTACTAGTGAGCATAGAAAGTGATATACGGGATTGGTCACGTAAAGTATTAGAAGTACCTAATGACACTTTAGGTGGCCTACCCGCATGTCCGTATGCACAGCAAGCTTGGAAACAAAACAAAGTACGTGTAATAGAAACTAAGCACCTTGGCATTGAAGCTATTACGCAAGCTAATCTGTTTGATAATACGTATGACTTAGTTATAGTTGCATCGTATTATTTTCCTTCTGCGGTACAGCTTAAAGAGTTTACTACATTTTTAAACGATACATATACCTCTAGAGATTTGCACATAATGGAGTTTCATCCTGACTTTGGTGCAGAAGATGCAGACTTAGACTTTTTGTATGAACATGAGTGGGAGTCTGATATAGAAGATGAATACGCTATGTTGTTTATTCAATCTTTAAGTAAAGTAGATGACGCAAGTTTACGACTAGAAAAACTAGGATATTATGATGTGTATCCTAAAGACGAGTATGAAGCACTCGTATTAGATAGAAGAAAACGGAGACAGAAACAATGGCAATGAAACCTAGAGCAATGAAAAAGAAAACACCTATGCGTGGTGGTGGTATGGCTAAAAAGAAAACCATGATGCGTGGGGGCGGTATGGCACCTAAAAAGAAAATGATGCGTGGTGGTATGGCTAAGAAAAAGAAGTAATGACCCTTATATCTCACTTTCCTTTACCTAGTATGCCTTTTCAAACTCATGAGAATATTGTATTTGAGAAAGCAGATAAAGATAGGTCTAGTAGAAATAACGAAGAGTATAAGCCAGAGCAGCCTAATAGAGTAACACCTGATACACCAGTAGAAGATCTAAAGCTAGTGAATCAGATGTATGCCTATAACCCTAATCCAAACAAACTACGTACACCTGATGGTCAGATCGTAGACTTTATAATAGCATAAGGAATCTACATGCCTGATCTTAGTAAGTCAAAGTTTCATACACAAGGGTACACTATTGCATCTACTTCGGCAGATGCTAGTGCTACTGCTGTGTATACCTGCCCTGCTAACTTCAGTGCCATTACTAGGTATTTGCATATTAGCAATAGTTCTACCTCTACTAAAAAAGTGTATGTGCAGTTTTACCATGCTGAAGATAATGCGTATCATTACATAGCTAACGGACTTAGTATGGCAGGACATTCTGTAGTTAATCTAGTTGATGGTGGATACTTTAACTTACACTCAGGCGATAAGATTATGGTGTATGGCGAGACTACAAATACTATGGAAGTACTTGTTTCTGTAGAAGAGTACTTTGACCCGAATCGCACTTAATGCATAACGGGGTTGCAATCTTATCTATACTATGTTATAACTAAGTATGATATAACTATCTCTATAAGGGTAAGTAATTCTTACCTTAACATAATATAGGAGATAGAATATGTTTAAACGTATGTTTAAGAAAATACAAGAAAATCAGCAACGCAGAGCCGACTATTGGATTCTTATGAATCTAAGTGATAAGGAACTGCATGATATGGGGATCAGTCGTGGCGAAGTCAGGCAAAAAGTCTACGGTTAATGCGGCAGGAAATTATACTAAGCCTAGTATGCGTAAGCGTCTTGTCGCATCCGTTAAAGCTGGCAGCAAAGGTGGAAGGGCTGGACAGTGGTCGGCTCGTAAAGCCCAAATGGTTGCAAAGCAGTATAAAGCAAAAGGTGGGGGCTACAAATAGTGGCCCTCTCTAAATCACAAAAGTCTTTAAAGAAATGGACTAAGCAAGATTGGCGAACTAAAAGTGGGAAGCCTAGTGCTAAAACTGGTGAGCGTTATTTACCTGCTAAGGCTATTAAGTCTCTTAGCAGCAGTGAGTATGCCGCTACAACCAGAGCTAAACGACAAGGCACGAAGGCAGGTAAGCAGCATGTGGCTCAACCTAAAGGCATTGCAAAGAAAACCGCTAAATACAGGAGAACCTGATAATGGCACATACTATTATTGATGACTATAAATTATTTCCACGACTAATGATGTTAGTTGTGACTATACTTACATATCAATCTGTACATTGGTATATGGCATTACCTGATCCTACTAATGGGCAAGCTGGACTTGTATCTGTTTGTATGGGTGCATTAACAGGTTGCTTTGGTATTTGGATGAATAAAGAAGCCAAAACAGATAGAGGCAGTAAATGATCCAAGCATTTATTGGCCCGATAGCAAGTCTAGCAGGAACATGGTTAAATGGTAAAGTTGAAACTAAAGCTGCCGAAACTAAAGTTAAAGTTGCCAAAGCTGAAGCTGAAGCACAGATTATGCTTAGTCGGGCAACTAGTGAAGCAGACTGGGAAAAGATTATGGCGCAAGGTAGTCAGTCTTCGTGGAAAGACGAGTGGCTGACTATTTTATTTTCTATACCACTAATACTTGTATTTACAGGTGAGTGGGGTAGACAAGTAGTGCAGAATGGATTTGTAGCATTAGATAGTATGCCTCAGTGGTATAGCTACACATTAGGTGTAATTGTGGCTGCGTCCTTTGGTGTACGTTCAGCTACTAAGTTTTTTGGGAAGAAGTGATGGCATTTAAATTAAGCAGCAGAAGTATGAAGAAACTAAAGGGTGTAGACGAAGGTATTGTAGCAGTCGTAAAGGATGCTATTGGTATTACGAAAGTAGACTTTGGTGTTACCTTTGGACTACGTACTTTGGAAGAACAAAAGAAACTATACGAATCTGGTAGATCACAGACTATGAAGTCTAAGCATCTTGAGGGTCGTGCTGTAGATCTAGTTGCATACTTTGGTTCAGATATTTCTTGGGAACTCAATGTCTATGATGACATCTGTGATGCTATGGCTGAAGCCGCTAGAAAAAATAATGTAGCAATTAAATGGGGTGCTGCATGGAGTGAAGGAGACATTAGAAAGTATGCTGGTACTGCAGAAGATGCAATGAACGCATATGTAGATCTCCGTAGGTCAGAAGGACGTAGACCCTTTATTGATGCCCCACATTTTGAAATGATGTAATATGGCTCGTGAATTAACAGAACGTCAACAAAAGTTTTTAGATGTACTTATGGATGAGGCAGGTGGCGATGTTACTATGGCTAAGAAACTTGCTGGGTATTCGCCCAATACACCTAACCGTGAAATAACCAATAGTCTTAAAGAAGAGATTATTGATGTAACGCACAGCTACTTAGCACGTAATGTGCCTAAAGCTGCAATGGCTATGGTTAGTGCTTTGTACGATCCTACTGAGCTAGGTATTCGTGATAAGATGTCTGCAGCTAAAGAATTACTAGATCGTACTGGTTTAGTTAAAACTGAGAAGATGCAGGTAGAAGCTAAAGGTGGTGTTATGTTAATGCCAGCTAAACAAGCACAGGATGACGATGACTAAGCCATTAGGACAATGGAAACTACCACAACCGACTGACCTACAAGAAGACAATGAATGGGTTCCTATTCCACGTGTAGCAAGAACAATACCCTTTGGATATGAATTAGATCCAGAAGATGACGGAATACTCTTGCCAATTGATAACGAACTTGATATGCTTGTGAAAGCCAAGAAGTACTTAAAGCAGTACTCGTATCGTGAGGTTGCCAACTGGCTAACCAGAAACACTGGCAGAACCATATCTCACGTAGGATTAAAGAAACGGTTAGATAATGAGCGAAGAAGAAAAAACAAAGCTGGAAGCCTACGCAGATGGGCAGACTATGCGAAAAAGGCAGTCGCCAAAGCGGAAGAAATTGAACGCAACCGCATCGGGGCGAAAGCGCAAGACAACGACAACCAAGAAACAAACGCAGCCTGAACCAGCTAAAATAGTAGAACCTGAACTAGCACTTGTAGAAGAACAGCATAATGTAATATTTAAACCTAATGCTGGACCGCAAACAGACTTCTTAGCTGCAGGTGAACGTGAGGTACTGTATGGTGGCTCTGCAGGTGGGGGTAAGTCATATGCTATGCTCGCTGACCCATTACGCTTTATGGGGCACCCAGCCTTCTCAGGATTGCTCCTACGGCATACTACAGAAGAATTAAGGGAACTTATCTTTAAGTCTCAAGAAATGTATCCCAAGATATGGCCTGGAATTAAGTGGTCAGAACGTAAGATGCAATGGACTGCACCCTCTGGTGCTAGACTGTGGATGTCCTACCTTGATAGAGAAGACGATGTATTAAGATACCAAGGTCTTGCGTTTAGCTGGATAGGTTTTGACGAACTAACTCAGTGGCCTACCCCATTTGCTTGGAATTACATGCGAAGTCGTCTGAGATCTACTGCAAGTGATTTACCAGTATATATGAGGGCTACTACCAACCCAGGAGGTAGAGGACATCATTGGGTTAAGAAAATGTTTATTGATCCTGCTCCGCATGGTAAACCGTTTGATGCAACAGACATTGAAACAACTGAAGTATTACGTTATCCTGCTGGACATGCCAAAGCTGGTAAGCCTTTATTTAAACGTAGGTTTATACCTGCCCGTCTTTCCGATAATCCTTACTTAGCTGCACAAGGTGACTACGAAGCAATGCTTCTATCTTTACCTGAACAACAACGTAGACAGTTGTTAGACGGTGATTGGGATATTAAAGAAGGCGCAGCATTTACAGAGTTTGATAGAAATATTCATGTAGTTGAACCCTTTTATATTCCTAGTAACTGGGTAAAGTTTAGAGCTTGTGACTATGGCTACGGAAGTAAATCTGGTGTAGTTTGGTTTGCGGTTGCACCCAATGAACAATTAATTGTGTACAGAGAGTTGTATGTAAGTAAGGTATTAGCTGCAGATTTAGCAGATATGATAGTAGACTTAGAGGCTGAAGATGGAAATATTAAGTATGGCGTTCTTGATAGCTCTTTATGGCACAAGCGTGGTGATACTGGCCCATCATTGGCTGAACAAATGATTCAACGTGGGTGTCGTTGGCGTCCATCAGATAGATCTAAAGGTTCACGTGTAGCTGGTAAAAACGAAATACATAGAAGGCTGCAAGTTGACGAATTTACAGAAGAGCCTCGTATGGTGTTTTTTGATACTTGTACCAATATGGTTTCTCAATTACCAGCCTTACCAATCGACAAAAGAAACCCAGAGGATATTGATACAACCTCTGAAGATCACTTGTACGATGCTTTAAGATATGGTATTATGTCAAGACCACGGTTTAGTATATTTGACTATGATCCAAATGGAAGGCCACAGGGTGGTATGCGAGTAGCAGATGCTACCTTTGGTTATTAAGGGAAGATAAATGGCAGAAGAAAACGAAGGCTTTATTGAAGATGACGCTATTGTATTAGCAGATAGCGAAGACTCTACTATTGATGATGCAGATACTTCTAAAATTATTCCATTTATTATGGAAAAGTATAATCGTGCAGATGATTATAGACAGCAAGATGAAGACCGTTGGTTACGTGCTTATCGTAACTATCGGGGTCTATATGGTTCAGATGTTCAATTTACAGAGGCAGAAAAATCTAGGGTATTTATTAAAGTAACTAAAACAAAAACATTAGCTGCGTATGGGCAAATTGTTGATGTGTTATTTGCAGGACAAAGATTTCCACTTACTGTAGATCCTACGGAACTTCCTGATGGCGTTGTAGCGGATGTAAACTTTGATCCTAAAGAACCTGAGCAACTAAAAAAATCTGGTATGGATGAGATTGTAAATCCGTATGGGTTTGCTGGTGATGGTAATGAATTACCTGCAGGTGCTACAGCTAAAACACTTGCAGAAAGTTTAGGTCCAGTAAAAGATAAATTACAAGATATCAATGGTGTACGTGAGGGAGTAGGTAAAACCCCTACTGCAATTACTTTTAGTCCAGCTATGATTGCTGCTAAAATGATGCAAAAGAAAATACATGATCAGTTAGAAGAATCTAGTGCTAGTAAACATTTACGTAGTACTGCTTTTGAAATGGCACTATTTGGTACTGGTGTAATGAAAGGTCCATTTGCTGTTGATAAAGAATATCCTAACTGGAATGAAGAAGGCGAATATTCACCTATAATTAAAACTATACCACAAGTATCTCATGTATCTGTCTGGAACTTTTACCCAGACCCAGATGCAAATAACATTGAAGAAGCTCAGTTTGTAATTGAACGTCACAAAATGTCACGTACACAATTGCGTAATTTAAAAAGACGCCCATACTTTAGGAACTCTGTAATTGATGAAGCAATACAGTTAGGAGAAAACTATAGTAAAGAATCTTGGGAAGATGATCTATCTGATTATGCACCAGAGCATGGTGTAGAACGTTATGAAGTACTAGAGTATTGGGGTATGGTAGATACTGAAATGCTTGTAGAGCAAGGTGTAGATATTCCTGATGAGTTAAGTGAAGTAGATGAATTACAAGCCAATGTGTGGATTTGTAATGGTAAACTACTGCGAATGGTACTTAATCCATTTAAACCTGCCCGTATTCCTTACATGGCTGCTCCATATGAATTGAACCCATACTCATTTTTTGGTGTAGGTATTGCTGAAAATATGGACGATACCCAAACTTTAATGAATGGTTTTATGAGAATGGCAGTTGACAATGCTGTATTATCTGGTAATCTTTTAATTGAAGTTGATGAAACTAACTTAGTTCCAGGCCAAGACTTATCAGTATATCCTGGGAAGGTATTTAGACGCCAAGGTGGTGCCCCAGGCCAAGCTATCTTTGGTACTAAGTTTCCAAATGTTGCTGCAGAAAACTTGCAGCTATTTGATAAAGCAAGGGTATTAGCAGATGAGTCTACTGGATTTCCATCTTTCGCTCATGGTCAAACAGGGGTCAGCGGCGTGGGTCGTACTGCTTCTGGCATTTCTATGCTTATGGGTGCCGCACAAGGCGGTGTAAAGAACGTAATTAAAAACGTAGACGATTATCTACTTCGTCCGTTGGGTGAAGGTTTATTTAGATTTAATATGCAGTTTGACTTTGATCCTAATATTAAAGGGGATCTTGAAGTTAAGGCACGTGGTACAGAAAGCCTTATGGCTAATGAAGTACGTAGTCAACGTCTTATGCAATTTATGCAAATATCTTCTAGCCCAGCACTTGCACCTTTTGCAAAGTTTCAGTACATTATAAGAGAGATTGCAAAGTCTCTTGAGTTAGATCCAGACAAAGTAACTAACAATATGGATGAAGCAGCTATTCAAGCAGAGTTAATGAAAGGCTTTCAACAGCCAGCAGCAGAAGCAAACCCAATGGACCCCACAGGAGCAGGGGGTGGTAACATAGGTACAGGACAAGTACCTACACCTCAAGAACAAGGATTTAGTGGAAATGATCAAGGACAAGGAGCACCTCAAGAAGCTCAAGGGGCTGGTGAACAACCAGCAGCAATGGGGCCAGTTCAGTAACTATTTAGATGAAGTAATTGCACAACAGCATCGTGCTATGGAGCAAACAGATAACGACAAGGTTATGTATAGAGCACAAGGTGCCATATACCAACTACGTAGATTAAAATTACTTAGAGATGAAGTGTTAAAAAATGGCTAATAAAAAAGTAGGTACAAAAACAGGCAAGCAAACACAAGCAGGAAGAGATGTATATGTAACTCCTGAAGGTGAGAATGTGTCTGAAAAATCTACTACATTTAAATACAAAGGTAAATGGATAAATATACCTAGTATACACGATGGTCATAGATACGATGATGACACATTAAAAATTATGTTAGAAGCTGAAATAATTTCGCCAACAAGTATACACGAAAATAGACAAGAGGCAGAAGCAGCCGCAAAAAAACGTAGTGATGAATTAAAATTTAACAAAGGTGGAACCCCAATGAAAGATCAAATGGAACTTTTTGAAGACGGTGGCCTCAAAGATGAGGGTGGCACAGTAGATGAAGTATCTGGAAACGAAGTTCCAATTGGTGGCACTAAAAAAGGTGTGCGTGATGACGTACCTGCTATGGTAAGTGAGGGTGAGTTTGTTTTTCCTGAAGATGTAACACGTTATATTGGGTTAGATAAACTTATGCAATTACGACAAGAAGCTAAAATGGGTTTAAAACGTATGGAAGCTATGGGTCAAATGGGTAATGGGGATGAAGCCACTATGCCAGATGATATGCCTTTTAGTATGGCTGATCTTGTTATTGTAGCAGGTGATACGGGCGAAGAACTAGAAATGCAAGAAGGTGGATTTATTACACGTCCTACTACAGTTACTCGTACACAACCACAATCTACATACACTTCACCACCACAACAATTTACAACAGCACAACCTACATCAGTACGTAGACTTACACCTGAAATTCAACGTCCACAAAGATCTTCTATTGACTTTAAAAAACTAATGGGTGAAGCTAGTATTTCATACGTAGAGTATCGTAATGCAGCAGGTGCTAATATGATGATACCTCATATTAATGGCGTACCCGTATTTCCTATTCCTGAAGGATATACACGATATGAAGGTTCTAATGCAGGTGACACATCTACTGGTGAAGAAGCAATTACAGAAGAAGTGATACAAAAAAGTACAGCATTTAATGAAGCCAAAGAAAGTAATAGTGATCCTATTATAAAAAATGCATTTGTAGAAGCTGGTAGTTGGGATAATTCTCCTATTGATATGTATCTTAAAGAAGCATTAAAATTTGTTAATGGTACATCTGCTACTGTAAATGGTTTAGTTACTGCCGTATCAGGCGGTGTTCTTTCGCCTTTTGTTTATGGCTTTTCAGCTTTAGAAAAAAGAAGAATACTTGCTACTATAGATGAAAGAATTAAAAATAATCCAAAACAAGCTGCAGATCTTCTTAAAATTAAAAAAGCTTTAGAAGAAGGTAAACCTTTACAGTCTGCTATTAGTTTTGTTGCTAATGCGGTCAAAGGTATTGGACAAAAAATATTTGGATTAGAAAAAGAACAAGCAGAAGCTGCAGCAACTAATACTATTCAAACTGAAATAGAACAAGTTGCTCCTTCTTATGCAACTATGGATATGGGTGAAGCAGGTAGAACTTCACGACCTATGCAAGAACAAGTTGTTTCTACTCAACCTGCAGAAACTGCACCTGTATCAACTTTTGATTCTGCCGTAGTTAGTCAATTAGCTCAAGAACAGCAAGCTGAATATGAAAAAGCCGCTTTTGGTCAACCTGTTCAAGAACAAACAGAAGCAGCCTTTGGTGATGCGGGTAGTTACTTAGCAAGTAGACAAGCTGCAGGTGAGTATGCTCGTGGTGATTCTTTTGCGGGTGGTGATTTTCAAACTGCAAGTATGGGTGATGTTCCTGTACCTGCTGCTCCTGTTACAACAGAGGCAGATGAAGTAGCAAAAGTTTCTGCACAAATACAATATTTACTTACCATTGAAGATCCTAATTTTAAAGAAGAAGTATTTGGATCACGAGGAGATGATGTTACACTAGCACAAGCCCAAGATTATATGGATAGAAGTTTGCAAAGGCAAGGCTATGGAGAGTTAGAAAGAAAAGATTTAATTAACACAGCAACATCTCGCATACTACCTCGACTAGATCCTTCAAAAGGATTAACATTTCGTCGTTTAGGTGAGGCTCCATCTTTTAGTCCTGCTATGCTTGAGTACTCTACCCCAGAAAGAATAGCTAAAACCTATCCAGAGTTACGTCCTGATCGTACTTTTAGAGATCCTTTTCAAACAGAGGCTGCAATACCTGTTTATTTACCTACAGGTGAAGTACCGCCAAGTGATGTTAGTCCTGCTTCTTCAATAACTACACAGGCACCAACAGATTTAATAGCGTTGCCAACTCCAAGTGGAGTTACAGTTCCTACTACAGAAATACAACCACCTGCTTCAATTCAGTCTGGTGCTTTTAAATCTTCCGTAGCTACTCGTCCTATATCTCCTCCACTAGAGTCAATCTTTATGCCTACTGTAGCAGATGCAAGTACTACTGCACAAAAACCTGTAGTACCATATACACCCCCTGTAGGAGATACAGGTAGAGAGCTTGCTATATCAGGTAGAAACTTTCCTACGTTACCAGTTACACAAATACAAGCTGAACCAATTAAACCCGTTCCTAGTCCATTAGATGTAGCATTTAATAAACTTTCACCTGAAGCACAAGCTAGAGTAAGTACTAGAGATATAGATGCTACTGTAGCAAATGCTCGTAATGTTATTGAGGATAGAGGATTTACTCCTACAAATATAACAAGTACCGCCCCTACAGTTACTTATCCTGAAATATCTAAAGATGCATCTATATCAGATTCAATAATGCGTAGAGAAGATAGAGGATTTACTCCTACAAATATAGCACCTCTTGCTCCTACTGCAACATATATTGATCCTAGAGAAACTATAGAAGATAGAGGATTTACTCCTACAAATATAGCACCTCTTGCTGCTACTGCAACATATGTTGATCCTACAGAAGCTACTTTAGGTAGAGGATTTACTCCTACAAATATAGCACCTCTTGCTGCTAAAACCTCTGTTATTCCTAAATCAAAAAAAGCTGAACCTTCATTTGATGAAGCCTTTAGTGCGGCAAGAAAAGCAGAAAAAGCAGCAGGAAAAAAATCTGGCACTAGTACATTTGAATACAAAGGTAAATCCTACACAACTGAAACTGCAAAAGAAAAAGATACAAGAAGTAAAACAACTTCTACAACAAGTCGTGCTGATGGTGATAGGGGGTACATGGTAGAGGGTGCTGGCTATACAACTATTAATGGTAAAATGCCCACATCGGAACAACAAAAAGAACAACGTATTGCAGCATGGGCGGCGGTGGCTGCGGGTAAAGATCCACAAGCTGCAGTTTTTGCGTTAGTAAACAAACAAAAAGACGATAAACCCACTACTACAACTAGCAGCACAGACAAAACTAAAAATGTTGCATCTTCAGGTCGTACAGAAGCAGAAATTCAAAAAGAAATTAATGCTGAGTTAGACAAAGGTGGGTGGAATAGTAAATTAAACGATCTTGTAAAAGAACGTGACAGTGCTCGTTCAAATGAGGGTACTTCAGGTAGTGGTGATAGTGGGGGATCTAGTACTAGTTCTAGTATTGGTGGCGGTTATAGTTGTTATGTTGCTACAGCTTTATCAAATAAAGGTTATTGGTCAAATACACGTAAATTAAAATTAATTAAATGGTGCATAAATGCAAAACCAGAAGGCAGATTAGACACTAAGCTATGGCGCAACGGTTACGTAACTTTTGGTAAAAACGTTATTGCACCTAGAGTTAGTAATAAAATAATTCAATGGTTGTCGAATGGATTCTACTATGCTACAGTTTACAAAAAGAAAAATATTCAGGCAATTGTTGGTAAATTATTTTTTTATATTCCCTCATACACAATTGGTATATGGAAAGCACTACGGGGTAAACTTGTAGATATTGAAAGGACATAGTATGTTAAATAAACCAAAAACCCCACTTACAGAATATCAAGAGTATAAAAAAAATGTTATGGCTCGTTTAATGTCATTAGAGGCAGAAGAAACAGAACATTTAAAAAATTTATACGGTAAACCTGAACTAATAACATTAGGTAAAATTGTAGGTGAAGATGTTACAAAGGCATTAGCAGATGGTATTAATAGCATTGTACAAGGTGGAAAACAAAAACCTATGCAAGAATCTTCTGTTAAAAAACGTGGACTAGCAACACGTTAAATTGCTAGATATGCTGGCTACTCATCCCCCTACCAACACTAGGCTACGGTGGCCCCAGTAAGGAACTTAAAATGGCTAATGATATTATGGTAGAAGAAATGCAAACAGAAAAGAAAATTGCATTTGCTAATCGTAAGTATAGTAATGAAGATAAATTAAAAAAAGACGAAGAAGAACTAGAACAACTTATTGCAGAACAACGTGGCGAAACTAAAGAAGAAGAAAAACAAGAAGCTGAACCCGTAGGCGCAGAAGAAAAAAGTTTTAAGAAACGTTATGGTGATTTACGCCGCCATATGCAAGAAAAAGAAAAGTCTTGGGATGAAAAATTTAAACAACTTGAAGGCCAACTAAAAGACGTAACACAAAAAGAAATTAAACTACCTAAGTCGGATGATGACATTGAAGCATGGGCAACACAGTATCCTGACGTAGCAGCCATTGTAGAAACTATTGCAATTAAAAAAGCACGTGAGCAAGCTGCAGGATTAGAAGATCGTGTAAAAGAAATTGATGAAATGAGAGCTACAGCCTCACGTGAAAAAGCTGAAGCGGAACTTATGAAAGCGCATCCTGACTTTGGTGATATTCGTGAGAGTGATGATTTTCATCAATGGGCAGACGAACAACCTAAATGGGTACAAGACGCATTATATGAAAACGATAATGATGCTCGTTCTGCTGCACGTGCTATTGATCTATATAAATCAGATCGTAATATTAAAACTAAAAAACCTGCAGATAATAAAGATGCTGCACGTTCAGTAAATAGTCGGAATAGTCGTAGTCAACCTGAAGATAGTGATACATCTACAACATTTAAAGAATCTCAGGTAGCTAAGATGTCACCACAACAGTATGAAAAAATGTCTGATGCTATTATGGAATCTATTCGTACTGGTAAATTTGTTTACGATATGTCTGGTTCTGCCAGATAAAGCTATTGACATATAATATATTTATGATATAACTATATGTACAATCGGTAGTATGGCCCTGTTAGGTATTAACTACAGTTACTCATACTGCCAATTAACTAAACTACCCGCAAACACAATTAAGCTTTCGGACAACCTAATGTCTCATGGCCCGTTACACTAGAAGGTAGGCCAACTTTCTATATAGCGCACCCTAGTAGTATTAGCCTCTGTATAAGTCATTAGTCGTTTGCATCTGTGATTTAATGCTAGGAGAAAATAAAATGGCATTTACATCCGCTGCTGGTCACGGCAATTTACCTAATGGTAATTTCTCACCAGTAATTTATAGCAAACAGGTGCAACTTGCTTTCCGCAAAGCATCTGTCTGTGAAGCAATCACCAACTCTGATTATTTCGGAGAAATCGCTGCAATGGGTGACTCAGTTAAAATCATTAAAGAACCTGAGATCACTGTTAAAGCATATGAGCGTGGTACAACTATTACACCACAAGATCTTGACGATGAAGATTTTTCATTGACAATCGACAAAGCCAATTATTTTGCCTTCAAGGTCGATGACATTGAGGAAGCTCATAGTCACGTCAATTTCCAAAGCCTTGCATCAGATCGTGCTGCTTACCGTTTGGGTGATCAGTTTGACCAAGATGTACTTGGTTACTTGACAGGCTTTAAACAGTCTGCACTACATGGTACACCTGACACGGTAAACACAACTGTTAATGGTAGTGTTGCTGTATCTACTGCAGGTACTGACGAATTGTTGTCTTCAATGAAAATTGATGCGGCAGATTTCGGTGGTTCAGGTGGTGATGCTTTAGCATTGCAGCCACGTACAGGTGGAGCAACTGACTCAACTCCTGCCGTTGGTGATACTTTCCCATTGACAGTTATTGCACGTATGTCACGTCTGTTGGATCAACAGAATGTGGATACTCAAGGCCGTTGGTTGGTAGTAGATCCTGTGTTTATGGAGTTGTTAAAAGACGAAGACTCACGTTTGTTTAATGCTGACTTTGGTGGTTCTGGATTGCAGAACGGTCAAATCGGAACAAACATTCATGGTTTCCGTGTATACACTTCAAACAATCTACCATCAGTAGGTACTGGTCCTTCTTTCACAGGAACAAACTCATCTACTAACTATGGTATGATTGTTGCAGGACACGATTCAGCCGTTGCAACTGCAGAGCAGATCAACAAAACTGAAACATATCGTGATCCAGATTCATTCGCTGACATTGTTCGTGGGATGCATCTATACGGTCGCAAGATTCTTCGTCCAGAAGCTCTTGTGAACGCTAAGTACCACTTGGCATAAGGGAGGGATAACAAATGGCTACTATTACTTCATTATTGTTACCTGCTCACGGTAGTTCACAACGTGGACGTGCACCGTATATGGTACAAAAAACTATTGACCTTACTGCACAGGCTATTTCCTGTACAGCAGGTGATGTAGTTCAGTGTATTACTATCCCTGCTAACACACGGGTAATTCATGCTGGTTTTCAAGTTGTAGAATCTGCAACGCAAAACACAGGTACAGATGCTACCGCAACATTGGGTGCAGCAGATGCTGACGAATTTGTTGCAGCATTTGATATTGATGGCGCTGCCGATGCAGCATATGCACCATCAGCTACACCTGCAGCAGACGTTACTCTTGCAACAGCAGACACACTAGACCTAACATTTGCAGGTTCTGGTGCTACCTTCACAGCGGGTAAAATTCGTGTTTACGCTTGGATGGTAGATGTTAGTGATCAAGGCGACTACTCTGCTGACGAAGTAGATCGTGACGCACTTGCGTAACTAAATTAATGAGTGGGCTGCTTAATCGTGGCCCACTTATATCTATGTATAAAGGAACCTAATCATGGGCGTTACAACAGCAATGTGTAATACATTCAAAACAGAGCTACTTGGTGGTATTCATGATTTGGATACACATACAATAAAACTTGCACTTATTAAGGCTTCTCCTACAGAAAACTATGGGGCCGCTACAACTACGTATAATGGTAGTAGTGGGGGTAATGGTACATCATTAACCCAAGGTACAAACGATGAGGCTACAGGAACTAATTACAGTGCGGGTGGACAACAACTAGATTCTGCAAGTATTTCTCTTGATGGTTCTACAGCTATCGTAGACTTTGCAGATGAAGTATTTTCAAATGTAACAACATCAGCAGATGGTTGTATTATTTATAATGACACCGCAACAGGTAAACCTGCTATTGCTGTAATTGACTTTGGAGGAACAGTTAGTGCTACCGCAGGTGATCTTACTATTGAGTTCCCTGCTGCAAATGCTTCTAATGCAGTTATCCGCATAGCCTAATGGCTGTTGTAGCAGCTTCAGCACGATTTGGTACAGGTAGGTACGGTGTATCTGCTTACGGTGCTGAAGACATATCCAGAACACTTACTGGAGTATCTGCTACAGGTTCTGTAAATACAGTAGAAGAAAAACCTACTGAGGTTCTTAATAGTGTAAGTGCAACTGGTGCAATAGGTACAGTTAGTGCATTTATAAAAGTTACACTTACCGGAGTGTCTGCTACAAGTTCTATTGGAACACTATCTCCAAATATAACAGAAGACATTACAGGTGTGGCAGCAACAGGAACTATTGAGCCTGTATCTGCTGGTGGTTTTGAAATTGACATCACAGAACGTATTACTGTAGGTGTAAGTGCTACAAGTGCTATTGGTACTGTAGAACCACAAGTAGACGAAAACTTAAATAGTGTTTCCGCTACAGGTACAGTAGCAGCTA